GTCCGGCAGTTGGAAGCTTTGACTACCTGTACCAGTAAGCGTCTGGGAATAAGTTGACGCAGTGGTTAAATTGGTTGTACCACCAGCGGCGGCTACAGAAGTATTGGCCTGATTGAGACGATTAACTGCGACGTTCTGATTGGCATCGCGCAGCATTACAGAGTTAGCGCCAGAGGAAGTTGTGACGCCCGTACCGCCATAAGCCACACCAATAGTAGTACCCTGCCACGTACCTGAAGCTATTGTTCCCAGTGGGCTTGCGTTATCACTTGCGTCTAAATTAACAGACTTCTCTGATGGGTACGTTACAAATACGTTTGAACCACCCGATAACGTGATCGGTGAAGTGTTTCCGTTGGAGTTGGAAAGAACCGTCGTGCGCGCGAGGGTTGGCCCCGTTGTTGAGTACGTGCCAATCCCTACCTCCCACGCGCTACCATTTACGATAGTGTAGTAACAAGTATTTCCGTTACCAATTACCGCAAAGGTCTGAAAACCCGACACTGCACCGGCCAGCGTAACCGAACCGGTGCCAGATGTCGTCGTGGTCTCTTGGACCCGATCAGCAAGTACAAGAGCCATTTAAGACCCCTTTAAATTAAGAAGTCGCGGTAGTCGAATAGGTAACGCTAACAGTGTCGCCAGAAGTAACAGCTTTAGCAGTAGCAAAGTTGCCTTCAGAATACAAAGTACCAGCAGTGCTAGAAATTGTACTAACTGCACCAGTACCGGTCACCAAGAAGCAACCAAACACTGTGGCAGAACCTGTCATTGTGTAGGTAATAGCAGTTGCTGTCGAAGTTGTTACGTTAGATGGTGTTGTACCAGCTGAAGAAGAAGCTGCAAACACTGCAGTACCGCGAACAGCAGAACCACCAACAGTGTAAGAAGTCAACTCAGTCCATGTCTTAGAGGTCATGGTGTCAGCTGCAGCAAATGTCGTATTGTTGCTAATCAGACCCAAGAATGGGCCAACAGTCGTGTATGTGCCAGAAGTGCGCAGCAATGTGTCCAGCATCAGCTGTTTGCCCACGGCAACAACCAAGTTAGGGAATTCTTCCGTCCACTTCAGGTTGCCTTCTGCATCACGGCACTCTACCCAGTAGCTGCCTTGAACGCCCATTCCTTCTGGAATAGAAGCGTTAGTTTGAAGCGTTGCCACTGCATGGTCGCCGAAGTTCGAGAGTTCTTTAGTCATAATAAGTCCTTAAGAAATGCGCACGATGGCGCTGTTGGGATCGGAGGTCGGGAAAATAATTTGGAACGTATCATTGGTCACAGTTTTATCCGAGCCAAAATCTAACACCGCAACAGACTTATTACCCTGTGTCGAATTATAGATTAAAGCACCGCGACATGTAAATGATGCACTTGTCCAACTTGTGTTGTTAAAAGAAATGTACGCTGTAGGGATATACGCCGTATTATCGTCGGCAGTTGGTGAAGTTGAAATAACTAGTGTGTTGCCACCAGCCGTATACCCAGTACCTACCACTTCGTCGCTTGTCGTATATGCCGTTGTTGCCGCATTAATATTAGCTGCTGCCGTATACAGAGCAATTTTAAAAGTATTAGGCGATGTTGGACCAAAGTTATGGACCGCTTGAAGCAGTTCAACTTTAAAGCTTGTGGTTGTAGTCTGTTGAAATGCCATATCAAGTCACCGCCTGTCTAAACTGACCAGAACGATAAGCGTCTTGACGTTCCATACCATCGCCCAAACGTTTAGCTAAGGCAAGCGCTTCTCCGTACTTTTGGTTGTACAGAGCCATCATGTCGGTCTCGCCCTTCATGTAGGTGTAAGCCTCAACCAAAGAACCATACAAAAGAACAGAGTCAAAATTATCACCCAACCATGTTTCGCCACTAGCTGCGGTAGTTATAGATTCTGGGTAATAGTAGTAGTGAAGTTCAATTTGGTAGCTAGCGTCAGGCTTAGGACCCAAAATAAACGACAACTCATTAAGTACCGTACCGCTTGATACTGCCGGGCCAAACAACGCGTAGTACTTAGGCAGTCCAGCATCGTTTGGATTAGGGTAGGCTTGACGGATAAAGTTTACATCTTTGTTCAGCAAGTACTCGTAGTTGCCAAGATCGTCAATTACGGCAAAAGAATAGCTGGCTAAAAAATCAATTGGAGCAGCTAGATACGGCGAACTGGAGGACACCGCGCCCACCACGTTTCTACGTAATGATGGAAATTGAACGGTGTTGTAAATACGCTGCTCAGCTTGCGAAACAAACACAGGGATATTTGCCACGAAATTGTCTTCCGTGTTCTCCGTGTAGTCTTGGATAGCAGCGCTGAGTTGCGTGTAGTTCATGCCATCGGACCCCTAGCCATCACGCCCTTAGTAGCCGCGCCAGTGCCACGAATCTTAATGCCGCTGGTTTTTGTAGCAGGGTATTGATTGCTGTAGTTGTTGCCCACGGACACGTTGGTGTCTCTCATGGCTTTCATGATGTCGGTTTTTGCCAACACTGCAGGCGTGGCTGCTTTGGGTTGTTTGTATGTTGCCATATTAGCCTCGCTTTTGTGCTGCAATTTTAGCCAAACCACGGCCCATTTTCAGCATGTTGCTGTCGGTCTTACCGGGGTTGCCTTTGGGGGATCTTTCAGATTGGACTGCACTAGTTGGACCGGAATTGCCGAGGTTTCTACCTTCGGTTTTTCCTTTTTTTGCAATGCCGTCTGCTGCGCGTTTAAAAGTCATGATGGACTCCTTATGATGTTGATATTGTCACTTGGCCGACTGCAGTAGTCAACACCAAATAGTTGGGGGTTAGCCCGTCGTCATACGCCCGTGAACCGCCAACAGGGTTCCAACCCCACTGGATGTCTCGACTGCCACCTGTTGGGTAGCCTGCTACGTTTGGACCGGCAGTGACGTATGTGGTGTCGTTGCGAGGATTGCGAACCGCTTGTGGGTCATCAACGGGGTACATACCCAGTTGCAGCTGCGGTTGATCGGGGTCCCAGCACGAATCGCAGACCAACAAATTGTATGTCTTGGTCTTGATAATTTCTTTGCGCAGTTCCGTGAGTTTGAAACGGAAACCACAACGATCGCACTGGGCGATCGAATTCTTTGCACTGGCAAACCGATTGCCCATTTATGTGCCGCTCCCAATGTACTGACGACGGGGCACAAAACGAACAGCGGCCTTCTCACGGTCTTCAGAAGATGCCAATTCCCACGCCTCATCGTACTGTTGTTTAAGGATGGGCAACCGATCCATGGCATTTGGAAGCTTCATGGCCAAGTAGTAAGACAGCCCGGCAACCATGCAGGGCACAAATCTAAATGGAATGTCCATGACATTCACACCGCCACCCACATCCTGAGTGCGACGCAAGCGCCAATACACAAACTGATATGGCTGAGAGTTGTCTGGCGTAGGCCACACAGTGAATGCAGGGACTTGAGCCCAATAGACAGTGGCGGCTGCAGTGTGCGCTACAGCGATGGTTTCTTGCTGGCCACGGAAACAGTTGTACAGAGTGCCGGAATTGGCGTTCGTGTTTTGTGTGATATAGCCGTAGTTGATGATCTCGTCATCAATCTTAATAAAGCCAGTAGAGGGTAAACCCGTAACGTCATTCAACACAATCTCTGTACTTGTAGACGTAATGGTTGTTGTAAGTGTGGCTGCAATTGGGGAGTTTTGCCCGTTGAAGCGCTGAATCCAGACCTGAATAGGTCTAGCTTGTTGAATCTTGTTAGGGATCGTGGCGTAGGTAGAAACACTAATACGCGTAATTGTCAGGTCGGCCTGCGTTGATGCTGTGTTTGAACCGGTACGAATAACGTGCTCAAGCAAATCAACCGTGTCGTTTGGCAGCGCATACGTGTTCTGACCGGTCACAAGCGGTATCGTGCCTTGCTCAAAAGTCCACATGTTGACGCCGCGATTTGACCAGTCCGCGAACAATAAGTTGAGCGAACGGCGAGCCGTCTTCAAGTCGTAGCCCGTACGCAACTCTGCGCCGTTACGCTCGAACGCTTCCTCAACGATTTCCGTCAAGTCGAGGTTAAAGTTTGCGACGCCTGAAGTTGTCATCTGAACCCTGCCGTTTTCTTTGCAATCGTTTTAGGTTGCTTTACGAATTGTTGTCCGGCTTTTTTGCCAGCACGTTTCGCACGCGTTGTCGCAGCGTACTCAGCAGGGCTGAGACTTTTGATCGCAGCGCTTGGAAGGTATCGCTCACCCGTTTCAGAAGATTTTTTACCACTTTTGGTTCTCCATTTTTGGTCACCCCAATCCTTTAGGGATTTTTGAGGCGCTTTCAATCTTTTGCCTCTTCTTTTTCAAGAAGTTCGTCATCAATTTGTTCATCAGTCATGTGTTCTTCAGCGCCACAATCACACGGGCCATTGTTATACACAAGACATGTTTCAAAATGTTTAGTCACGATAACCTCCGCCTGCCGCCTTGTATTTCTTGGCCACTAGCTGTGCTTTACGGGCCGACCATTGGCCTGCGCCTGTGCCCTGAGTTGCCGCCGCTTTGACTTGGCTCACGATACGTTTGCGCAGGCTGGGTTTGGTGTAGTTGCCAGCCGCATTGACTTTACCACCATCTTTGTACTGGGTGAAGTCGGTGTCATCACGGCGAGCTTTACGCTTGCCGCCGGGCATTTTAGAGGGGTTGATGTCTCCCATACCGCGACTGGCCATCATAGTTACACCATCTTCCCACGAGTTTTGCCTTTGACACAGCACCCATCAGCGCGACTAGAAGCAGTCATGCCACCTTTAGCTTTTTTAACAGGCGCAAACATCTTATTAGCCATGTCCATGGGTTTGGTTGTGTGCCCTGCAGACGGACGAGTTGGCTCATTGAGCATGTCCTCGTATATCTTTTTAGCAGGCCTCATGCGTGGTGTGTCGTCCATGATTAGCAGGCTTTGCCGCCGTAAGCCATCTTGACCATGGTGCCCTTGGTCTTGCCTTTGCTTGCAATACCGTCAGCAGCTTTTGTGTAACCGCCAGCCTTCATGCCGTGGGCTTTAGAAGCAGGGGCTGCAGCATGAGCTTTCAAAGAGGTAGCAATGCCGCCTTTTTTCATGCCCATCATCTCAGCCTTCTCATGCTTAATCATGGCTTTAGGGGCGCCAGCTTTCTTCATGAAGCCAACTTCCTTTTTCATCATTGCTTTAGATTCTTTCATATCGCCACCTTTAGAGAATTTTTTGCCTTTATCGGCAGTTACAAAATCTTTTCCCACGGTCTGTGGGATGCCTACTTTCTTGGCAAACGATGGCGAGTTGGCAATCGCGGCCATGAAATTGTGTTGTTTTTTGCTTGTGCTTGGCATGTCAAACTTTAATGACCCAGCCTTTGCCAAACACAAACCCGACAACAATTAAGCCAATCCAGATCAGTGCTTTTTCTACAATGGTTTTACCAACCATCTTGTAGAACTCGCCAGACATCTCTTCAATGGCCATCTTTGCCGCTGCTTTAGCAATGGCTTCTTCGCGTTCAGTTAATGTGATTTCGTTCATATCAGCACTTCCAAGCCCGCAGGCTTTTGTTGATGCGGGAGTTTGGATCCTTGGCAGTTTTCTCGCTGGTCAGCTTTTTCTTCATGCCTTCCATACGGGCGCAGAAAGAGTCGCGGCGTTTGCCGCCCTCTGGTTGAGGGGCTTTCAATCCGGGCTTGCCGGGATTGGCCTTGTTGTACGAGGCCCGTCCCTTGGCGTTCAAGCCGCCCTTCTCGGACTTCCCCTCTTTGCGCTGCCATGCTGGAGACTTAGCCATAGAACACCGTAATTTTTGCCGCTGCTGGAAGCGTTACGTGAACATCTGTATAAAACAAAATGCCCTCTCCGGGAATCGTAAACGATAACGGATTTAACGGTGTTGCAGAAATATTAAATTGCAAGCGAATAGTGCCTGAAGCGCCGCCGTCGCGCAGAATAATATCCCCTGCCGTACCCCCACCTAAAAACTGGTAGCCTTTCACACGCACTCGGCCAGACACCATAGTGCCGGTAGCTTCAACGTGCGTCGATAGGACGTCATATTGCATTGTCATAATCAATCTCCTTTAAAACGGGGGCCGAAGCCCCTTGGGTTGATTAGGCAGTGCGGGTAAACACGTAGGCTGTTGCACTAGAGAACATGATGGTGAAACGGGCCAAACCTGTTGCACCAGCAGCAATAGTCAAATCACCAAAGCTACCAGCAGTGTCAGCGGCGGCGGTTGACAAAATACCGTTTGTGGCTACAGCAACAGTAACGACATCAGCACCGGCAGTGTTGTCAATGAACAAATCAAGCACAGTACCTTGCGTAGCGCCTACAGCGGCTCCCAACAAAGTACCTGTGGGTAAAGTGATGGTGGTTGGTGCGGCTGATGTTGATGTGATGTAGCCAGAAGCTACTTGCGCTGCAGTGGCTGTACCCGTTGCGTTAATCGCATTAGCGGATGTGGGGGAGTGGTCGGTAATGAAGCCGTTTGAAGATACAACTGGGCCGGAGAACGTAGTACGTGCCATGATTTTTCCTTACATGCAAGTTGTGGTGTTCTGTCTGCATGTCGTCAGCCGGGACTGTCAGAACACCGGATAAGCCCGGATTGAGAACAATATACACCAAAAGAAAAAGGGGCGCAAGGCCCCTTTTCCATTTTTATCAGGACGAACCTGAAGAACCCCAGATACCCAATGGATCGCTCCAGCCGAAGCTGTAACGCTCACGGGCCTTGTAACGAACGTTACCAGTGTCAAAGTCGCCGTCCATCGAAGTCTGCAAAGCAGAACGCTCAAAGTGCTTCAAACCGTTAGGAACGTCTGTTGTCAAGAACCAAGCATTGTTGTCGGTCAAGAAGTGGTTGACGGTATAGCCGCCAGACACTGTGCCCATTTGCTTCAACGCGTTGATGTCGTTGTCAGCAGTACCAACACGCAATTCGGTGTCAAGCAAACGCTTAGCAACGAACATCAGTGCTGGAGGAATAACCAACTTGACAGGTTTAGCAGCGATCAACAGATTACGCTCGTCCACCCAAGCAGCGATCTGGATGGTAGCGTTTTCCAATGATGTCTCGTTCAAGTCAACACCAGTAGTTGGGCTGTTGTAGTTCACACCACCGCCAACCAAAGGATGACCAACGCGAGTACCGCTGGAGTTGTTACCGAACAAAGACACGCCGTCGCCGCCAAGAGCGGTGCCAGCAAAGCCAGTGTTCAACACGGAAGCAGCTTTAACTTGCTTTGTGTAAGCCATACCGCGAGCCAAAGCCTTGGTGTAACGTGCAGACAAGCTGTCATACAAGTTATCTTCCACAGCTTCTTCCGTGATGGAGAAGCCAAGGGCGATGGTTTCGTGGGTGTAGCGAGCTGTGAAGGCTTCCTGCGCGTTGTCATAAGCGATGGCAGAGCCCTCGTTCTTAACAGGAGCAGCGCCAAAACCGGCCAGCTTGGTTTCTTCTTCGAACGAACGCTCAGATTTCTCTGTTTCGTACAGTTCTTTGTGCTCTTCGCCGTAGCGTGCATACTCCAAACCGAACAAGGCGTTCAGGCCGGGAAGCAATTCTTTGAGCAGTTGTGCGCGTGAAATAGCCATGGTACTTTACTCCTTAGATGCCGACGGCGTTAGTGAAGGCAGAAGCGCCGGGGTTGAACTTAACCAACACTTCAGTGTAGGTATCAGTCAACGGAGAAGCAAAACCGATGATCTTAAACGCAGCGGCGGTAGTCACAACGGTTGACTCCAAAGCGCTAGTAGAGTTACCAGTGGTGGTAGAACCAGTGCTGGTGCTCTGCACGGCGGCAAAGAAGGTGTTTGCACCAAGAGCCGCTTGGGTGACTTGGCCATCCAATTGAGCTGCAAAGGTGACGTTAGGATCAGTAATGACGTATGCAGTCACCACGCCGGTTGTGCCGGAGGGGTAGTACTGGCCATAAATCTGCTGACCTTGTGCGTTGATGTAAGAGCATCCGACAAACACACCCCAAGCACCAAGACTAGAACCACCAAGGTTGTTGGTTGTCAAGTCAGCGCCAGTGGCGGTAGACAGAGCAATATAGCCGTTTGCGTCAATGATGACTGCTTGGCCGTAGAAGAGGTTAGTGCCAGCGCCTGAAGTTGGGTTAATCAGGAACTGACTCGTAGCGCCAGCATAGGGCATGCCGTCGTTACGGTTTACGGCGCGTAGGCCGTAGGGAGAGTTTGTCATTGCCATTTAAGGACTCCTTGTTACTTTGAACCAGAACCAAAACCACCACCGCGACTTGTCGACGACTTGCGGTCAGCGAAAAGCGGCATGCGGGGGTCATTGTTTCGCATGAAACTGTTATCAACAGATTCCATCTGGGCCTGAGCTTGTTTAGCGTAATACTCGTCACGGGCTTGAGCGCGTTCGCGTGGCATCTTGCAAAGCATGAGTCCACCTAGTTCGACGTTGCCAGTTTTAGCATTACCCTCCAGCATCAGTTCCGGATGGTCGACTGCTTTGACCGGTTCCCAACCTTCACGCATCTTGGTAGACACGTTCGTGTTTTGTGCTTCGCCTAGTACGTGAGTCGCAATCCAGCGATACACCATACCGGGTTCAGGGGTTGGATCAGGCAGTGCACTCGCTGGTGTATACACATAACGAGTCGTTTTATCGCGTGCCTCAAGTGCACGAGGGGTCCGAGTATTTGTTTCAGCCATTCGATTTCTCCAGTTTTGCTACTTCAACAGCGTATTGCTGCGGGGTTAGTCCATATTTCTTCGCCAACGCAATCTGCGTGGGTGTCAACTGAACTTTGCGTGCTCCAGTCGAACGAGTCGCCGGGGCAACAACCGATGTAGGTCGCTTGGAGCTATCGCCGGATTTCGGCCTGTCTTCAGTCCCACCGAAAACTTCAGGGAACGTGGACTTCATGCGAGCATCAATGCGCTCGAAGTAATCGTCAGAGCGGGGATCAACCCCGGAATTGACTAGTTTTTGGTGCAGCCCTAGTGCAAAGCTGGTAACTTCTTCGTACCCCGCAGAACCGAACCACTGGTTTTTTGCCTGCCAGCGAACAGTTTTTTCGTCTAATTCTTGACGGGGTTCTTGTGTTTGATGAGTTTGTACATCATTTTCTTCAACCTGTAAAGGGGTAGGCTTGAAATTTTTTGCAGCCTGTACCTTCATCTTGGCATCCATCAGCGCATCTTGCGCTTCAATGACGCCATCGGTGTCATAAGCTTCGGTCGCTTCTTTGAGTTTGCGCTTGGCTTTCTCAACCTCGGTCTCGGCAAGTGACAGCTGTGAAGCTGCGTATTGCTCGGTGCCCGAATTCACGTACTGCTTAAGACGATTGTTCTCTGCCACCATGTGCTGAGCAAGGCGTTCGAGTTCTTGCTTCTCACGAAGCAAAGCCTCTTTTGCGCGGCGCTCGTCATGGCGTGCATGTGTCAACTCCTTGATGCGTTTCTTAACGCCGTCAGAGTATTGGTCAATCTCGTCGTCCGTAGGATCGGCCACTTCACGATCCAAAGGCTTGCGCCCGCGATCTCGTTCGGGGGTGTCGTCTACGACCTCAATCTCAACATCGCTGTCGGTTGAGACGTTTACTTCAAGATCAGCGGACTGATCCTTTTTGGACTCGACGCTTGTGTCGTCGTCCTGCTCGTCTGGGAATCTGTATCCAGCCATTATTGCTCCTTATGCGCGGGTTAAACCGCGAGGGTCTTGCACAACACACTCCACCTGATCGTCGTTCAAGATACGGAATTCCTTACCGAAAATCTTAAAGCGCGTACCGGTGTAGGTACGTACGAGCACAAAATCACCTTCCTTGCACCATGCACCTGATGGGAACTTGGCAGGATCTTTGTACGCGTCTGGTCCGACCCGAAGCACGAACAGCACCGTAGTGGCATGCTCTTCCGCTCTCATGGTCGCAGCATCTCGAACAAGGTCGAGGCTCGTACCGGCGATCTTTTCATCGACTTCCGGAACGACACACAGTAGCTTGTACCCGGTGGGGGTAGGCAGCGCTGATGCTTTTGTTTCGTCGTCAGCCGCGTCCTCTGGGACGTCTAACGGCTGGATGTGCTTTGGCAGGCTGATGCCCGGAGGCAGAATGATTTCACTCATCTGATTGCTCAACTTTCTTCACAAGGTCAAGGAGATGACGCTCTGCAGTAGCTAGACCTTGAATCACACCACAGAGTTTTTGGTAATCGTCAAAAGAGCGACATGCCCCGCCAGCGAGATCGTCGGCGTAATTGTTCATGTCGGTGCGTAATTTTTCGCGCAATACGCGTGCGAATTCGGAAATCATTGGTTACCGGGACCTTTCCTTTGGTTTTGGGCGGCAAACTGCTGTTTGCCTCTTGCGATGTCAATGCCCATACGGACACCGTCACGTTCTTGGTCAGCCTCCAGCTTGTCGGCCTTGTATGCAGCGTCAATCTGCAATTGCTTTTCCTTAAGCTCTAGCTCATCAGCGCGGGCGGCGGCATCAATCTGGAGCTTTTGCTGTTTGAGTGCCAGCTCGCCTTGCTTGATTTGCAACTCTTGCTGCTGCATCTGAACAATTGGATCTTGTGCTTGTTGCTGTGCTTGCTCTTGGGAAGCCGCTGCTTGGTTCTGCTGAAGCACTTGCTGCGCGGCTTGAGCCATCATGCCGGACAAAGCAATCTCAATCTGTGGTGGCAACTTCTCGTCTTCGGGAGGAAGCGGCATACCGAGCTGCTGCTCAATCTTCTGGCGATAGCCAAAGCCTACGTGCTCAGCAATATGCGCCTGCATAGCCGCCATGAGCTGAGGCGCTCTGGGATTTTGGCCAATCAACTGCGCAATGATCGGGTCCTGCATCGCAGACATGTGCACCTTGATGTGTGACTCATGGTCTTGGTACTGGAACGCTTTAACAGGCTTGCCCTTGAGCACGTTCTGATTCTCCGACACGGGGTCGGTTGGTTTCAAGTCGTCGTCCATCGGCACCAGCTTGTCTGCATTCTTGATGCCTAGAACCTCAAGCATGCCGCGGTGCAACTTGGGCAAGTCATAAATGTCAGGCGCAGACTGCGCCAACTGAATCACTGCTTGGTACTGCACCACACGCTGAGAGAGTGTTGCTGCGTTCGGGTCGCTCACAGGCAGGATGTCTACGTGACGATAGTCACCCTTCTTAGCACGAGGTCCTTGCTCACCATCTGGCTCGTATGTGTACTCGTCGGCTGTGTAGTCACGGATGATGACCGCCAACAACTGCAGCTCTTGCTTCAAGGCAAAGTGAACACGCGCCTGAACAGCCGTCATCACTTTAAGCTGGCGCTCAAGCAGTGCAAGTGTCGAGCCCACTGGGGCGTTGGCACTCATGTCGCTTACTTTCATGTCTGCCGTAGCAGCAAAGCGGCGGCCTTCCTCTACCACTGTGTTCAGCAAGTTATACAGCGTGGCTGACGGATCCTTGTATGGCAGGGGCAAGATGTTGTCACGGATCGCACCGGAGCCCACGTCCACATCACGCCACTCGCCCGGAGCGATCGGAGTGTCGTCACCTTTAATGCGCAGACCACGTGACTTCAAGCCACCGGGCAAGTTAGACAGAGTGCCCGCGTCGATCAACTGACGCATCAAGCTGGTTGCTGAGTTGGCAAAGCCGCCAATTAAATGGAACAGACCGAAGCCATACGCACCGAAGCCGGGGATGTATTGGTAGTGCACAAAGTGCTGGCGCTTGAGTTTGAGATCGTCGCCCTCGTTCCAGTTGCGGCGCACTGCCAGAACTGTTTTAGATCCACGCAAGTACGTAACTACGTACGGAAGTGCAATCCCCGAAGTTTCTTCTCCATCCTCGTCCATCTCACACAACGGATCGTCCTTTATGACCAAGTCCACATGACTCTCGCACAAAGTAAAGCGCTCATCGTTCAGATCAGCAAAGCCTGTTTCTTTATCCTTGGCCTTGTTGATGTCGTCAATTGCTTTATCTGGATCGCCAATGTCCACATCGCAATAGAACCCAGCAGCTTGTAGCTTCTTGATCTCGTTTGCTGTCTTGCGCATGATGTGCGTGACGCGGTAGCAAGTCTGAATATCTGAAGTGCCGTACGGCAGCAAGATATCTTCGGCAGGAATAAACATTGACGTCTGACGGCCAAGGCTTGGGTCGAAGTACACCTTCTTGAAAGCCGAGCCCGTAGCGGGCAAACTCCACAACATGCGTTCGTGCTCTGGGCGGAACTCTTGCATGACTTCAGTGAGCTGGAAGTTCATGTCCTCCTGCACACGCATCGCGGCTTCTTTCTTCTCTGGCGTATCTTTACCAATAATTTTGGTCCGCACTGGCCCCATAGCAGGGAACGTCTCAGTGATTGTCTCTGACTGGAAGCGCACAACGGCTTCTGTAATCATCGGGTGGAACACACCAGAGGCGCCATCCCATGGCTCAGTGCGCTCTTCAATCTGCAGACCTAACAGTTTCAAGCCCATCACATAGGCCTTCTCCCACTCTTTGCGGGAGTTCTTATCGTTGTCAATGTCTGAGTCCAGCTCACTGACCATCAAATCCAAGGCGCTTTCGTCTATGTACTCGGCCAAGTTGGCGTCGAAATCATCAATGCTAGGTTTGCCCGGCTCGATCTCAATCTCCAGATCACCTGCCTTGATGCGCACTTCTTCTGGGTCCACGATCTCAATCTCGATGGCCTCTTCGTCCATGGCCAAGTCTTCAAGACCTGCAGGCTGTTGGGAGAGGGATTTGTCAATGTTCGTCGCCATGTGCTTAGCTTTCTTTAATAGTACGCCGCCCGGCGGCGAATGTTTATCCGGTCGTCTTGCTCATCGGAGTCTAGGCGGATAAAGCCGCCCCTGCGGAAGCGTAACAGGGCTTGAGAGGTGGTGTCAACGTAGTCGTCGTGTTCTCCATTTGGAAACGATGCAACTTCCTCAATCACCTCTCTAGCCCAACGTGAGTCTGGCGCCCATACCGATCCTGAAGCAAACAGGTCCGACACAGCATTCAGACGCACTATTTTATCGTTACCTCGGCTCGGGCTGAACTCGTCAACTGCGATGCCCATGGCTCTAAGCTCTTGGATCAGCGGCGCACCCGCAGCCTTCTTCTCCACAACAAACGCGTCGGGATTCCATTCTTTGTAGTGTTTGAGCGCAATCGCTTTGAGCTCTGGGAACGCCATCCTGTCTTTAAACGCGTCAAGCAGGATCACCTGCGGCTTGTCATTCTCAAACTCGTTGTAGAACACGCCCCATGTCGTGCAGGCTGAATAGTCAGAGTTGTTCTTTGTCTCAAACGCCGTATCCCATGATTGGATGATGTACTCACACGTCGGCGGCTCGTCACCTTCCCAGATCCGCCACATCTTGCGCGAGATGATGGCGCTGTTGTCCGACGTTGGCTGCTGCATGTACTGCGCGTTCCAGTACCGTGGGTCGATACTGGCTTTCGTAGACTTTAGTGCCTCCAGTGGCCACTGCTCTGGCCAGAGAGATTTCTCATTCTCCTCGTCCTCGTTCAGAATAGCTGGCAACTCCACAATCTCCCATGGAACTGCCTCTGGATTCTTGGTCTGGTAGTCCAGCAACCGTCCCGTCAGGTCGAGCAAAGACCACCGAGTCATGATGACGATGATCGCCCCGCCCGGCATCAGACGCTGGAGCGGTCCCGTTTGAAACCACGACCATGCGGTATCAAATGCCAGTCGACTGTTTGTTTTAACATCCTGCTCGGAATGAGGGTCATCAATAACGAACAAATCAGCACCACGACCAGCAAGAGCGCCGCCGACACCAGCAGCATAGTACTGACCGCCAGCACTTGTAGACCACTTACCAGCTGCCTTTTGGTCATCGGCAACCATTGTTTGAGGAAAAATTTCACGGTACTCCTCCGTATCCAGCAAATTTCGCACCCGACGACCAAAGTCTTCAGACAGACCCGCAGTGTGCGTGCCCATGATGATCTTCTTGTGGGGGTACTTGCCTAAAAAATAAGCAGGGAACAGGTACGAGCTGAACTCAGACTTACCCATACGCGGCGCGATGTTGATAATCACGCGCTTTTTCTTGCCGTCAACCACATCTGTGAAAATTTTGGCCAGCTTCCTGTGGTGTGGCCCAATCTTAAACCCCGGATACACGCTTTCAGCAAACCCCAGCATGTTTGTCTTGGCCGCTTGTAGCTTGGCGCGGGACTCACGCGTGTCCAAATCTTCAAAAAGCTCTAGTTTTTCCTGTTTGGACAAGTGCGGTAGCGCCTTGGCCATGGCTTCTAGCTCTAGTTTGCTAAGCGTTGTGAAGTTTTCAGGCTTCATCGGAGCCTTCTGGATCTTTTTTGGGCGCTGTGTCTTCTACATCCAACACATCTGATACATCAACTACGTCGATCACATGCATGAATTTGTTTAACTTTTCTTTGATCCGCGCTTCTAGCTCAACGTCAGACATCTCGGTCTTTTTGATCTCGACTCGTTCAGTAAACAACGCAACCTCGGTCACCTTACCCAGCATGTCCAAAGCTTTGAGCCGGATGCGGGCGTCGGGGTGTTTAACTTCTTCAAGAATCTGCGCCACTGCGTAGCCCCTGAGTTCTTTTGCCTGCTCCACAAACGCCCAGTCATAGGCTGTGAGCATTCCAACTAGATGCTGCACTGCAGCAGGAGTCTTTAAGTTTGCAAGTGCTTGTTGCGTATTACCAACAGGCTGCCCCGTTACAAGAGACGCAAAAGACTTACGGGCAGCCTCTTGTTCAGCTTTGGACTCAATCTCTTCATCGTCAAGCTCTAGCTCTTTTAGCCAGCTGGCTGTCTTGACTTTGGCGTCGATGGTGGTGGTTGGGTCCGCTTTTTCAAAAGACAGGACTTCCGCCGTGGCGGCGACCACGTCTGGATGAAACTCGCCGTTAATAAGATGTTCAAGCATTGCGTAGGGTTAGTGCTGGCGTCGCACTTGTTGCCTCGTTGGTGTTAGTGTACACTTCTTTTCGGCAATGGTGCAAGTTTTCTTCATCGTTGCTTCTCCTTGAGGGAAACCTCCTTGAAGCCCCGGCTAACCCCCGGGGCTCTTTTTTATTGGCAATGTCAAACGTTGGACAAAGTTCTTTAAAATTTTTTATAGTGGGGTGGCATTTTTGTTTTTTGTGGACGTGATTTTAAAAAATTGGATTTGCGGCTGAGGAACAGTGTTTATGTCCTAACCCATGTGGTGCCCCTAAAAGGGGATGTGGGGGTATGGTGGGGTCAACGCTACAGCCAATCTCGCAGACTTTATTGAAGTTTATTTTCCCCCATACTTTGTAAACTAGAGTTGTCAATGAGGGAGATCGCCCTCGGAGACACAACAACCAACGGGGACATTGTCCCCATTCAACTCAAGGAGAGTTACCATGTCAGTATCAACTAGAAGTCAAGTCGTCATCATCAAAGCAGAGGGAGACGCATCTGCGAAAGCAGACCTTGCGCGTGTTGCGCTCAAGAAGCAACTTGGTCGCAAGTCACGCGAGAATGTTCGTGCGGCCTTGTTGCCTGACTTTGCATTCGTGTACAAGGTTGCGCTTGTTGCGGGTTCGGGCAAAGCCGAAGGCACGAAGGTGCTCGACTCAGATGCAAGCGCATACGAAGCGTGTCGCAAGGCTCTTGGTCGCACAGTCACATTCATTGCAGGTGCGAAGGAAAGCAACTCAGTCGAGTTGCCAAAGAAGTTAGTCAATAATCTCATCAAGGAAATCAAAGGTGCAGACCTTACTAAAGCGCAGTTGAACGCCTTGTTCGCCGCTGTGCGTGAGGGTCTTCAATAATCACAACGGGGACACTGTCCCCAATCTTCCAGATCAACGCAAGGGCGAGGCTCTTGCGTTGTTTCTTTTCTTGTCCAATCCAACCCTTTCAATAATCTCAAGGAGATCATCATGCGTAATCTAATCCAGCCCGTCATCAAAGAGATAGGCACAATCACACGAGGCGGTATCGACTACCACTATCAAACCATCAGCTATGGATCACAACACCACATCCATGTGTTCCGCAAGCGAGCACCCGAGAAGCGTGGTGTTGTATTCGAGTCACGCAAAGCCTTCGAAGAATGGAGTCGAGGCATGAGGCAGCTTACTTTGAACCTCTGAACAGGGACAATGTCCCCGATCTTCAATTATCTGAGATTATTGAAGGGCACTATAGCTGTAAAATACCGATGGCGGAGATTAAAGAACTTTGCCACTTGTTCCGCCACCTGCAACACCGCATGAATACAGGCGTTCCCGCAAAATCTGGCTATATATATATCTTTTTATTATTATGTATATATATGGGAGTCTTTTCTAGGGGGTGTGTACATTTTCAGAAGCAAGCCACTTTTCTTTCTTTGACTGGCGTTACCCTTTTGGAAATTACATAGATACCCTGCCACATTTCGCTGTACACTAGCGTTCATGCGGTGTTCCACTTGGCGCATCACATGGCAAAACTATTTAATCACTCCTTTTTTAACATTTCACACATACGAGGTTCAATAATCTCATGCTCAACACATACATTAAACTCAAACCCAACGATCTTCACCAAAGATTATTGAAGGAACGCATACACCCAGCGGAGATGCAAGCAATCAAAGACGCCGTTGCACAAGCGAAGGAAGCACAGCGTGTCGACAAGATCAC